CTATACCAACATTTCCAGAAGAGTCTATTCTTACTCGATCAGCTCCTGCATCTGCATCTCTAAATCTTAAATCTCCACCATTATCTCCAATAGTGGTTATTGCCCATCTATCAGTTCCATTTGTTCTAAATCTATAACCACTATTACCATTATGAGTTGCAGTTTCACTTATAATACCACCTAAGCCATTTCCAGTTCCACTTTCTTGAACATGGAACTTTCCATTTGGATTTGTTAATCCAACTCCAACATCTCCACCACCTTCAATTATAAATAAAGCGTGACTACCTTGTGCTACTGAACTATCGTGAGAAGAAGTTGATGTCTTTCTTGTTACTGCCCAAGCGTCATTTGCATATAATGTTCCAGAAAAATATTCTATATCACTTGCTGCATCGTGATAAAATGTTCCTTGTCCACGATAACTCGCATCATCATCAGTTCCTTGAAATACAATTTGTCCTTGAGTAAAACCATTACCAGCTCCATCTATAAAAAGAGTAGTGTTGCCAGTTGATTTAATTTTTGCTACTCCATCAACATGCAAAAGTTCTTCTGGAGAATTTGTACCAATTCCAATTCTATCAGTACTTGCATCTACAAAAAATAAATTAGTATCTGTATCTCCCTCAATTCTTGTATCGTAATTTCCACCATCTTGATTTACTGTTAATCCTCTGTGAATTTGAACAGAATTAACACCCCAAGTCTGTACCATAGCACTATTGGTAGTATCTCTTAGATATAATACATCTTCGCCACTATTGTTGTATTGAAGAAAATTAGTATTACCATTTGTAAATGATACACCATAACCAGTAGTTATTGTACTCGTAGAACTTAATGCTCCAGTTACACTTGTTGGTCCACCAATATTAACAGCTCCACCATTGTCGTTTAAAACCATTGTTTGAGCGCCAGAACTATTAGTTGTGGTTACATTAATTTTTTCTCCCTCAATAGTCATAGTTCTATTACCACCATTGCCTGGCTCTACTCTAAAGGCATCATCTGTAGAATCTCCACTTTCTGATATGTGCAACTTGGAAGCGGGATTATTTATACCAATTCCTACATCTCCAGTATTTTCAATACGAACTCTCTCGGCATTACCAGCATAAAAAACATGATGTAATAAATTAGCACTTGCTCCATAAAGCATACTACCACCTGCAAATGAATCAATAGGACCAAGATAAAAGTTGTTACCAGAGTTCATACCCATAGCTCTAAAACTTGTACCAGATGCGTCTTTGAAATAAATATATTCTGCGTTGTTATTGAATACTAAACTTGCCCCATCTATTCTAACATCTGCTGCTGGGTTTAAGTCAATGTTATATCCACCATAAGTAATTAGTTCCATTTGACCACTATTTCTATAAATAATAGCATTAGTGTCTTGTATTTCTAAATTGTTTTGTACTCTAAAATTACCACTTGCATCAATGTCGCATAATGCTGAACTATTACTACCTAATTTTAATAAAGCATTTGGCTCATCTAATGTTATCCAGTTTCTAAATGTAGTTCCATCATGAGAATAAATAATTAAACTTTGATTATCGTCTCTATGTGATATATGATATTTTGTATGAGTTGCGTCAGTTGCAGATTTACTGAATCTAAGTCCACCCTCGGCATCATCTACTGAATTAACATCTAAATAATGTGAGCCATCAAAAGTTAAACGAGATTCTGCTGCCATAGCATCTGTACCAGTAGCAGTTAATACTCTGTTATCTGCTCCATTAGACATAAAGTCAGATACATCAACAGACAAAGAAACATCTCCATCCGAGCCACCCCCATCTAAACCAGTACCAGCAGTTACTGCAGTTATATCTCCAACTTCTCCACTAAGATCAACAATAGATCCATTGTCGTTGATGTATAATTTGTTTGCACTTCTATCGAATGCAAGTTCTCTATCTACGATATTACTGGTAGTAGGTGTACCGCTACCAGCCTTAATCTTAATAGTATTTGCCATAGCGCTCTCCTATATTAGTATGTTCCGCCATCAACAGTAGCACCATCTAAAGCACCAGTAAGTGTAAGTGTACTAAAAGTAGCTCCACCTAAACTTCCACTAAATACTTCACTTGAATTAGATGCGTCAGGAATATATTTAAATAAACCATCACTATCATCATATCCAAAGAAACCAACTTTAGCTGCACTACCTGTATGATACCTAAATTCGACACCTCTGTCTTTGTTGTCATCACTACCTGGAGCTGAATCGCCACCAAGTGTAATAATCGGATCGTCTAATGTAGTAGTTGTTGAATTAACAGTAGTTGTTGTTCCATTGACAGTAAGGTCACCGCCAACTGTAAAATTACCTGTAGAACTACAATTACCTGCTAAAGCAACATTGTCTTCGATTTTAGCTGCAGTAACATTGTTGTCTGCAATGTGAGCTGTATCAATAGATCCGTCAGTATAATGCTCACTATCTATAGCGTCATCTGCAATTTTAGCTCCAGTAATAGCGTCTGCTGCTATTTCTGCGGTTACTACACCACCAGCTTTAATTGTTACTACCCCACTTGATACATCAAAGTTGTCACTTGAAAATGAAGCAACTCCTTTTGCACTCGTACTCGCAAAAATATTACTATCGGTAACATCAACTGCTAAAGTTGAAGAATTGTCGTTAGAGCCTGAAGCAACTGTTCCACTAATACCATTACCATAAGTTATATCTTGTAATGTAGGTAAGTGAAAAACTTCTACGCTTGAATTATTATGTCTTCCAACATAAAGTTTTTTACCAGCCTGATTTAATGCTAATTCTCCACTTGCTAAAGTTCCAGGAGCAGCGTTAGTTGCATTGTTACTATGTCTTTTAATTTGAACTGTATTTGCCATATCTTATCCTATGTATATGTTCCACCCTCAAGGGTTTTATTGCTTAAAGATTGACTTGAACTAACATCTACAATATCATCACTATTAGTGCCGCCAACAGTTTTGTCATCTAACTGATTTAATTCAGATGCTGTAGCAGTAACGCTGTTTAATTTTGATAAGTCAGATTGTGTGACACCACTATCTTTTACCTTGGTTAAGTTAGTGTCAATTTCTGTACCTGAATGCGCTGATGTATAATTTGCCATATCTACTCAATAACTAATAAGATGACATTACTCTATGTCTAATTCTTTATAAAGATGCTTATCGGTCATTCTTTTAGTACCTCTTCCAATATCATCTGATATAATCATAGGTCTTCCAATTAGTCTTGTTACCTTTCCATCTTCTTTGCAATCATGAATTGATGGATCGCATTTAGTAAGCTTTGGCTCACTCATACTTTGCTTTATTTCAAATTGTTTTCCACATGAACATTTGTAGTCGTAAATAGGCATAATTCTCCTTGTAGTAGAGGGGAGCGAAAGCCCCCCTCATTGATCTACTTATGGATTTTCGAAATTAACGATTCCCATCGCTGTGCTATTAGCCGCGTGTGATAAAGCTGCACCGAAAAGAACATCTGCAACTACTGAAGTTGCTAAGTGATCAATATCGTATGAACTTTGTACACGAGGAGCTAATTGCTGCGCGAAGTAAACAGACTGTCTATTAAAGATAGTTGCTACTTCATCTCCTGTTCCACCATCTACATCGTAGTCAGTAGAAACGAAGACTGGCATTCCATAAGCTGTAATAATATTACCAGAAGCTAAAGGATTCGCTGCATCTCCTCTCTTTTGGGCTTCTGTGAAGTCACCTAAAGAAAGTAATGACATATATAGGTCTGGAGATGTATAAAAGAATGTTTCTCCATCTGTATAATCGTGTCCTGCATCAAGAAGTTTTTTAAGACCACTTCTGATGTTAGCTGTTGTAAATGTGTTGTCTGTACCAAGAGCCACACTATTACCTGAAGCACTCTGAAGAACATCGACCATTAAGTAGTTTTCTACTTTTTTTGCAAGAGCGTAGCCCATTGACTGAGCGTAAGCGTCAAACAAATCAGCAGATTCCTGAACACGAACAATGTCTTCAATTCTTTTTGCTTCATAGTGATGTTGGTCAACTGATAACTGAATAACACCATCGGTATTATTAGTGTAAGTTACTGCACTTCCTGCACTTTTAGATGCAGCAGTTTCTTCAGTAACTTTAGGAATATTTAGAATATCCCCTCCACCTGACAACATACTTGAGAAATCTAATACTTGATTTCTTAACTGAAATTTTCTTTCAGCATAATCAAGAATAGCATCTCTCCACATTTCTGGAATAAAATTAGCGGCTGTTGTTATTGTTACATTACCATCTGCCATTTTTATTCTCCTTTACTATTTGTAGCTATCTACTATGCTCTTCCAATTTTTTCGCCTTTTATCTTTTGACATATCAGTAAAAGGTTCTTGTTGCAAGTTCATGTTAGTAGAAGCTGATTCCTGAGTTGCAGCAGGTTTTTCTTTAACATTCATATCTACAAATTTTTGTAGTTTATTTAAAGGTAAGTCTGTTGCAATCTCTTTTTGCTCATCAGATAATTTTTCCATAAGATTCGACCTCATCTCACCTTGAAAATTATCATATTCATCCGCTTTTGATTTGTATGTATCGCGCTCCTGCGATAAGCGTTCAGATAACTCCTTGTATTGCTCTTTCTCTTTAAGTTGAGCCTCGTCAATATCTTTTAACTGAGCCTTAACAGATGCAAGCTCCTCACGAAGTTTTGCTTTATCTTGACGATGTTTTTTGGCTTCATATACTAATTCACCAATGTTGTTATCTGGTTTGGTTTCTTGAGTCGGCTCTGACTCTCTTTGATCGTTGACCATGTTCTGGTCGAGTGCTTTGTCTTCTGACATTGTTACTCCTATACTATTGTTACATTTACTTTTAAAGGCTTTTTGTTGCGCAATAATTTTTGCAAGTTGCCCTTTGTATTCTTAGTAAAATCGTTTACAAGAATCTTCTCTGTAGATTTAGGTATCCTTCTTTTACCAGAATCTTTTGCATATACATAATTACCTGATGTAGCTGCGGTATGCCTAGAAGATAGTCCTCTTGGTAAGTCTTGTTTAGGTAAATAGGTTATAAATTTATATACTATCGCTTTGGAAGAAGTAGCTCTTTTGTCTACTGCAAAACTATTAAACATTTTACCAGACAAGAAAAAATCAGAATTATTAGGCGCGCCAGGAACTTTTCTTTGTTTTCTTTTTCTATAATTTTCAGTTAAAGGGCGAGTTTTTTTACCATATATATTTTTACCACTCTTTAAAGTATTTCTATGGTCTTTTGCTGCTTTACCTCCTGTGGAAACATTCTGTTGTTTTGTAGGAAACATTTTATCAAACTTTGTTTTAGCCATTTTTCCTCTTATCATAATATTGTTTTTGTGTTTTTATACTCAATGATCTACCTTTTTCTTTATATCTTCTTTTTAAGTCAGAAAATTCTTTTTTTGCATCGCTAACTAATTCTTTATCCTCATTAGTAGCTACATCCCAATATCCCCTACAATTAGGACCACCTCTGTCAGCAAACGCCCCAGGAAAATTAGCTTCAACTTCTTTTCTTGTCATTGGCCCAAATGAAACCATTTTTGTACAAACATGTCTTGTTTTACTGTCAATAGGATTTATAAAAATGTATTTAGTATTTTCAGGGGCTGTTTCTGCTAACGATTGTGTTACTAAATTAGCATAGTCAGCAATTTGTGTTTGAACAAAAGTAGAAATACTTGATGACCTTAAAAAATAATCTCTTAATACTAAGTTTTTAATAGCTGAAGCGTCTTGTCCTGCCGAGATTCCCCTAATCACAGAAAGTTTTACCTTGTCACCCAATGAAACAGAATAATTTCTAATTAAGTTCTCATTAGCCAATCTAAAAGCACGCAATCTTGATTCATCTATATTGCCAAAAAATCGTAAATCGTCAAGCACAGAATCTATGCGTAACATATATTGGTTTATCGCACTTTCTATTGCCAGGTCTTGCAGCCAATAGTCTGCTACCGCCAATGCTCCCAACGCAAGAATAACTTGATTGGAGTCATTATTTTCTTCTAGCTCTTTAGCATTGTCTACAAATTCATTTACAGCTAATTCGTAAGATTGGGTAAATTCTTCTTGAGCCGCGACAATCGTGTCTTGTATTGGCATTATGACCTTAATCTATTGAGTAATTGATTTTGATTTTCTTCTGGTTCTTCTTCTACTACTTGATTTTCAGAAATTAAAACTTTAATCTGGTCATCAGACATGTCTGGATTGTTATATCTATACCAATTCATTTTATTATCCAGGCCTTGTTCAAATTTCCAAGTCCAGTAGTTAATTTCTTCTTGAGGGTCTAAGTACATCTTAGGCTCTACAAAGTCCACAGAATATTCTTCGCTAATAGATTGCCCTGTTTGAACCTCTATAATTCTTCTATCTATTTCAAATCTTTTCCTTTCAAATACTCTATATGTGTCTTCAGTTGTAGCAATTCTTTCTTCCATGTTTTCAATTTCTTGAATACGAAGCGCACTACCGCTTGGGGCATTACCATGTGAGTCAGCCCATTTA